AGACATCACCGTTCTTAACATTACTTTTCATGCTATCCGATGCCTTCTGCCCTCGGATTATCTCTGTTGCGCCTAACTGTATGGCTGCGTTGTGTAAAGGCATTATAAAACTTCTTACACAGCACTCCGAATACCCTTGCAACTTTGGTCGTTCACCATGTAAATCTTTACAGGATGAATGACAGCTTACTGGTAACACATCTACAGGATACCCAAAATCTCTAATTACTTCTTTTTGGAATCCATTTACTGTGATGAAATTAGGGCATATCTTTTTCACTAATTCCATCTGTGCGTAGGTTTCTGGGAAGCTATCACCAGAATCAGCCCACAACACCGTTATATCTTTTAACTCATCCTTCAACAGTAACAAAACCGCTAACGAATCCTTGCCACCACTAAACTCTAGTATCCTCAATACAGCATCGCACCAGACATAGCCATTTGTCCTAGACCACCAATCATCTGACCTTGTGAGGCTTGGTTAGCATTGTAGATACCTTGGTTATACTGTCCTGTAGCAGTCGCAGCACCTAGCATATCTGGCCCAGCAGTACCTTGTTGCATAGCCACGTTCTGTTGTGTAGGCAAGGTAGCTGTGTTCATTTGCTGACCAGTTCTGACCGCGTTCAGCATATTGATAGGATTCTGTTGCAAGGCTTGACGCTGTGCAAAGTCCTGTGCGCTAGTAGCGTTCTGGAGTTGTGAGTTCTGCAAGTTCTGCCCGAACATACCCTGTGCAGCACCTACAGCTTGACCTGTAGCTGAGTTCCTAGCTGATTCATACGCTTGCTGACGAGCATTAGATTGGTTCAGCATAGCTGCGTTGTAAGCCTCTGAGCCTTGCGTAACACCTTGATTGGCTAGTCGAGATTCGAGTGCCTTGTCCGACTGTGCAAACTGTGGGTCTAGGTATTGAGTTGAGTTTCTGTACAGCGCGTTCTGTACGTTTTGCTGTAATAGTTGTGGATCGCCAGCATTAGTAGATAGAGCATTGGCTGCGCCTAGTGGCTGATTGAGTGCATCTTTAACGTAGCCTAAACCTTGTTGCGCGACACCGCCAAGCTGTTCATTTATCTGATTGTTTTGGTCAAATTGCCGTTGTTGCGTAGGCGATAGGCTGGTGATTAAGTTCCACCCACCATCTTGGTAATCACCACCATTTGGAATAGGAGTTGAGTCATTAAACCCTCTACCCATTCTATCAAGAAATTCATTCATACCACCACCCTTACCAGATGCAGGAGGGCCTGGCATATTTTCAATGTCCCTAACACCTGTGTAACTATCTGGTTTGGGACCAGCAGGGGGTGTGTGCGAATACACAACTGAGCCATAGGGAGTGTATTGGTTTACACGATTGGCTGCTGCGTTTGCTCTAGCCGCTTCAAGATTACCAGCAGCAGTTTGTGCCGCTGCCCCTGCGTAATCTGGTGCTGGTGGTGGTGGTGAACTGCCCTTACCCATAGTATTTCCTTTTAATTAGCTATGAGTGGGTTGCCACTTTTAAGCATTATACCTTAAATTGATGATTAGATGTACTTACATTGCTCTTTAGTCATGGTCATAAGTATCATATCGCCATTTCTACACGCATCCTTGATGACCGCTTCCTTGATATAACCGAACTTTAGATTCATGTTATAAGCCCTTGTATTGTCGCTTGATACCATGCCAATTAGCTTGTTAACTTTAGCAATATCAAAGACATACTTGAAACAGAACTTAATCCACTTCAAGTCCATTCTGTTGCCATCTACAGCCAAATGACCCATGATACTGGCTGTATTGTAGTCCTCAAACCCTGCTACAGCGCATATAAGACCATTTCGTTCAAGTCCTATATACACACCCCTACCTACTAAATAAGTACCGCCTAGCCTTGACATTAACCATCTTCCAAGTTCCTCTTGGCGATCAGTTACTATCAAAAGCCGATACCCTTCTCGAATACATGGGTAGTAGATTGCCAAGTAAACGAAGCATTGTTACTAGCTGTGGTAATGTGCATACCAGCGCAGTAGCCTATCCCACCAGAGGTATTCCACGATGACTTCACGTTACCGTTGGATGAACCCCATAAGCAGCCGTTCCACTTAGATGTACCCCAAACACCGACAGCACCAGGTGAAGATACGGTACTCGTAGATAAGGGCTGGTTAAAGTTGAAGTCAATGTTTAGCCCTAGTGTTACGCTAATGGCACTAGATGTTGAATTGAATATCGGTCTAGCCAGCTTAAAATGCTTGAGATTCTGTGTTCCAAGATAGTTAAATGCCTGAATAATATCAGTATTTATGTTAGCACTATCATCTGCGTTGGTGTCCCATGCCTTGCATACGTTACCTAGTCCATCGCCATAGTATATAGAATCAGCGTACATCTCCCAACAGCGAGCATCCCAGCCTGTAAACTTGCACCAAGCACCAGTTATGGTGTTCATAGCGTACTGATAATTAGCACTATTGCCAGCAGGAACATTCATTAGTAGCATATTCTCTCTTGGGAACAGCCTGCATTGCCACCCAGTATTAGCTGAAAACTGGCTAATATCCAATGACATAATGTATTGAATCTTATCTGTTAAGCTGACTTTATTGCTTACTCGCGAACTCATTAATGCCTTAGACATTGGCATAAGTCCATCTTGAGTAATGATTAATAGGTCGGATGCGTACTGAGATAGACATCTACGACCCATTGGTGAGCCGATCTGATAAGTACCCACTAAGCCCCAAGTTAGTGATGATGCTGGGTCTACCCCTCTATACGCAGCTACCTCACCCTCAGATGTAATGAATACAGCGTAGTCATCCATACCTGCGCCAGAGTCAATAGTCCAACTACCCATAGCCATCAAGTATCCACCGCGCTTGAATATGGATGAGAAGTCAATGGCTGTGGCTGCACCTGCAATAGCGTTTACTCCCAGATACCATATCTTCATGGTGTCCTTCTGCACAAACCATTGTCGCTGCATATGAACCGTTACGTTGATTAAATCAGTCGTAGTAACCCCTGTGATAGCAGGATTAGTCCAAGTCGTACCATCAAACGCTTTGGGCGCATCTACACCATTGACACATGATAGGTAATACCCACCAGAGGTAGCAAAGTTAACGTGCTGCCAGCTAGAGTTCGTACAGGTCGTTACAGCAGCCCCTACAGCCCCACCAGCAGTCACATCGTAGAAGTTAGTACCAGCGACAGCTATTAGCTTCTGCGTAGAGCCAGAGTTGTAAGCCATGATGGTGTTGACAGCAGCACCTAGCCCTGTAGCCCACTTAGAGTAGCCAGCACGAATCCGTACACTTGTCGTAAGTGGAAACCAGTTGTCCATCTTAACAGCATCAGCAGCATCCATAGCTGCATAGGAATCCCTCGCATTTAGACCGCCAACTGGTGCAGATACGTTAGCTGTGGCTGATACTCGTTTAGTGTTTCGTATTTTCATTTTGACCTTAATGCGTTGACTAATTTATCATTCTCTCCAGCCATTAGGTCTGGTGCTGCTGTTCCAGTTAGTGCTGCTATAGCTGCGTTTCTGCGCCAAGGATCGAAAGCTGCAAAGCGTGAACGTATATCCTCTGGATTGAATGTTACATTTTCCATGCCATCATAGATAGGCCCATCTATAGTCCTTCCAGAATATCCTCTGTTAGCTAGTTCATCATTTACTTGCTGTTTCCAATAAGTTTTATAATTTTTCACGTCAGGTGGAGTTCCAAGATGCCTTGTATCTTGTCGTGCAATTTCTGCTGTATCTGGGCTTGCTAAATTATCTTTAATACGCAAAGGCATAACATTACCTCCTGCAACGTATTTATCTGTATTAGGTCTATGTAATATATATTTATTTACATAATCAGGGCTATCACTTGTATAAACACCAGGCCCTAATTTACCTCCAACAGACGGCTTAATATTAAGAATGTCTGCATCTGTTGAATGGTATACATCTTTCGGGAACATGACATTAGCCCTATCCATAGCAGTATTACCAGCAGGTAAGCCTAGCCCATGCTCTGATACAGGCAGCATAGCGCGTTCTTGTGCTAGTTTCTGAGCCAATTCACCTGCTGTTTTGCTTGCTTTAATCGTGCCTAACCCACCACCAAATAGGCTCATTCCCATATCTACTGGATCTTGCTGAGTAAAGTTCTGCACACCTTGCGCTATGGTGTCGGTTGGGTTCATGATGCGCTGACCTGATTCGTTCAGCCATGCTTGGAATGGATTGTCTGGTACGTTGCGGATAGAACTGTTGGGTTCAGCGTTCTCCATAGCTGCTTGGTATACAGGCTGTCTGGCTCTAGCGCGTATGATATTAGCAGCAGTAATTCCACTATCATTACCCATAAGCCCAAACAAGCCAGATGAATCAGCCATTTATACTGACCAGCTACCTGATGGCACTACAACGGCTGGGAAGATGTCGTATCTCGCCTCGCCCATGTTTAGAATAGGTTTAGCACCATCTCTGCCAATCTCCATCAACACTCTGGTTTCGTACTTCTGGTAGTCTGTGCCGAAGTCTAGCCCCTTGTTGGCTTTCCATCTCCAGATAAGACCTAGCGTCATTATGTCCTCATTGTGCAAGGATATATCGCTGTCTACCGTGAAGGTTGATTTGTATACCGCGCCAGTAGTATCAGTAGCGAAATACTTCGACACATACTCAAAGTAGCAGTCTTGACCAGCAGCAGGTGCAGGGAAAAATGTGAGGTTGTTACCCTTTACACGGTATTGATTCCAAGGGCCAGCAGTAAACATAGCCTTTTGTTGTTGCCAATACTGTGCGCCTAGTGGCCCGAATACAGGTCTACGGAGAGTCCTGTTCCAGATAGTATCGTTGATTATGTAATTCATTCCTGGACAAATAGTATCGAGAGTACCTTGAATCTCAGCAGCTAGTGTTGTAAAACTAGCTTCCTTGATTAATACTTGCCACTCTGTCCTAGCAGATAACTCGCTACCTTCCTCGTTGAGAAGTGATAGGAGTTGTAGGTATTGAACATCTGAACTTGTTGCTACTGCGTTTGGGGAAGGTAGACCCAGCCTAACACAAGCTGACTGCACCATCGTTAACATTGTCATACACTTCCCCTATAAAGTTATTCCTTCGGTTTACGCTTCTTCTCTGGCTGATTAGCCATTAACTTGTCTAGCTGTTCTTGCATAGCCTCAAGTTTAGATTTCAGAGCAGTATTTTCTTCTGCTACCTTCGATCCAGCAAAGTTCTCTAGTATCTTCTCTGCCTTCTGTTTAAGTGTTCTACCACCCATACCCATGTTATTCATGGCTTGCTCGTTGCATACCGCTAGGGCTTCCAATGTAAAGATTTTGACACTCTCACATTGTGCTACCTCGGCTGGGCTAAATGCTAGACTAGCCCTGATTGGTGTACCGTCTGTAGCCATGTCAACACCATCTTTATAGGCATCGAGCATCTTACTGAATCGTTTGTGCCAATCTTCATACTCGTTAGCTGCTGAATCGAATGGGCCTCTAGTCTGGCTCTTGTCCATCAACTGAACAATCCACTCATCTGCTAACTTTACGATCTCATCCTTACTCCCTGCTGGGGTAATATGAGCCATAATCACGTTTCTATACTGGTTGTGACCGTCTAAGTCCTTGGTCACTTCTACTTCTGTTTCAAAGCGTACATACGGTAACTTCGCTGCTACTATCATCGTTTCTCCTTGTGGGTTGCCACTCGTTTTTTAACATAAAACATTGATGCAATTTCATTTCCGTGCGCTTC